TGTATTCTAATTCTTTCTCTAAAATTAATATCAAGTAACGTTGGTGTTCCTGATGGGTAATCATCCGGTGGTATATTTGTAAATGCCAACCTTCCTCCTATAAATGGAGTATTAAATACATCTCCAAGTGGCATTGTTCCGGGATTATTAAACGATATTGTATCATTGGTATTTACATCCGGATTAAATAAAGGATTAAAATGAGTTCTCTTAACACTAACTTCATAATAGTTTTTTGATATTTTATTTGTAGTGTTAGATTTATATATTTTACTATTACCAAATGTTAAAGATGGGCTGTATGTTAAAGTAGTAGATACACCAATACCAACGGATATATCGTTTTCTAAAAATTCCGTAGGTTCTGGTGAAATTAAATTTATTTTTAAAGAACCCGAGTTTGGTTCGGAATAAGTTGGTGGTACATATACTGGATTTGGGTCAACCGGTGGAGTATAACCGCCGCCACCGCCGCCACCACCAATATCACCAAAAAATCCTTGGCTTGGGGTGAATGGATTATATTCTTGCCCTACCGATAAATTTCCAATATTTCCACCGGTTGGTCCAAATGGATTAATATCATCTACGCTTCTTGCCATTTACTTTTTTATAAATATTTTTTATTTAAATTTACTTCATAGCTTTTCTATCAGGTGCTACATCTACTAATTTTGTAGTAGGATTAAAATCAAATTCACCACTATCCATACCATTTGATATAGAACCTCCACCCCCTCCACCATATGTTTGCTCTTGCTCTTTTATAGGTGGTTGTATTATTTCTTCTTTTGGTGGCGGTGGGAATATTATAATATCACCATCATTTGGTGGTAAAATATCTTTTTCTTTTGGTGGTGGTAAAATATCTTTTTCTTTTGGTGGTGGTGGATTATCTATTATCACATCCTTTTTTGGAGGAGGTGGTAAAATTATTTCATCTCTATCCTGTATGATTGTTGGGAATTTAGGAACCGGCTTTTCATCCTTTATTTTAATTCTTTCACCATCAAATACAACTTTAATATCTTTAACAGGATCACCCAATGCTCCAATTGTATCTTTTATATTTTTATTAAACGTAACAGTTTTAAATTCTTTAGGAATTTTTTTAATATCAACAGTTCTTCTTTTTAAGAATGACATATTAATATCTATACAATTTGCTAATATATTTTCAATAACTCCTAAAATTGTTGAAAAATCATATCTTTCACAATTTTCAAAACGAATTTCAGAGGGTGCACCGTAGGTAGATTCACCAAATGTATAATAACGATTTTCTAAATAATAATTAACAGATGTTCTAAAATCTGAAAATATTTTTGTTCTTAAATCTGCAAATTTTGATAATCCAAAATCTGTTTTTAATACATTAAAAAAATCTTTTCCAAATTTAGTTTCCAATGCTGAATCTATCTTTTCTAAAAAAGAAGATTGATATAAATCTAAAGAATTAATTATTTCTCTTTTATAATAGATAAAATCTTTTGTTAGATTGTTTATATCATCAAATTCTTTTGCATTTTTTTTAGTAATTGGTTCGTATTGTGTTTTTAAAGGAAGAATACGAATTTCTTCTCTTGAAGGAGAAATTTCTTGAATCCAAACTCTCTCCAATTCATTATCAGAACCAACTTTATTTCTTACAAAATTTATATTAACTTTTAATATTCCGTTTGTAAATCCTAAATCATTAAGTAATTTTTCTATATTAATTGCTAATTCTTTTTGCGCTTGTTGGTTTGTTACATTATACATATATTCTGCAATGTTTTGCGATTTTATATATGCAACATTTTTTCCTGTTTTATGTGGGAGTAAATTATTGTTTATATCGTAAACGGCAACTTCCATTACATCATATTTACATTCACCAAAGTAACTTTCTTCTCTTTCATTCTTTGTTATAATAAAGAAATCTTCGGCTTGTAAATACTGCCCTTCATTATCTTTTTTAAGATTTACTTGTTCAAAATTTGTATATTTTTTTATGCTCATATTTTATTAGTATGAATTTGGATGCATTATACCAATTTGTAATTTATATTCTTTAGTTTGTTCACTTCCATCTGCAGTTCTTTTTACTACAATTTTCATTGTTCCGCCGACAAATTTACTATGGTCTCTTTTACCATATCTACAACCACCAGGAGTTATAGTTAATGCCAATTTATCATTTTGACCAGGTGGTATGCTGAAGTTTGTTTTTGGTAAACTGAACCACTTTTGGTTTTCATCAAATTGGGTTGTAATTGATATCTGTACATCTTTTGTATCATTATTTGTAATATCAATAGTATTACCACAAATCCATTTATTTGCACTATCCTTATTATTAATTCTTGCATCAAAATCAGGATATTCAGCTTTTTCTTTTTTAGGAGTAACTTTTACAGCAACAACATTATTAACAACATCCGCGCCACTTGCCAATGCTACATTCGCAGTTGATTGTTGAATTGCTTGTTGTTGTTGAACTGCTCCCAATTGAGATTGCAAACCTTCAATGATTGAATTCAATGAATCAATTTGTTTAATTAACGCATTAATTTGTGCTTTGAATCCTGTGTTTTGTGATTGTAGCGCAGCTCTCAAAATACTTTCATCAACCGATTTTTGTAATGATGTTGATATTTGACCTGTGAATTCTTCAATAGTTTTATTGATTGTTTCTAATTGATTTACCAATACATCATTGGTTTGTTCAATACTTAATCTGTTATTTATTTCGGTTTGAACTTTTGTTTGTAAATCGGCAACGGTTGAATTTAAAGTTTCAACATCACTTTCTAATTTAATAACAGTTGCTCTCAAATTTTCATTTTGAGAAACAACATCATCATATAAAGGTTTAGGAACTAAATCTTTTATTTGTTTTGGAATATTAGGTTTTAATTCCTTTAAATTAACATCAATTGCTTTTACAATTCGTTCATCATCTAATTTTGGTTTATTTAATTTTTTAAATAATAATGAAGATGCTGGATTCGAATCATCAACTATATTTACGTTATATTCATTTTTAGTAATAGCAGCAGAACCTGAAATACTTAAAATCTGTTCAAGTCTTTTATCTTTTTCTTCTTGTAGTTTTAATGCTATTGCTTCTAAATTTGTCATTATATAACATCAAAGATTAATTTGTCATCAATTATTTTTGAAACACCATCAACAACAACTTTTAATTTTAATTTATAAGTTCTATTAATAGGGTATGTATTTGTATCTAAATAAAAGTAATTTGATTTTGAATCACAACTCAATTTAGAATAATTTCCAAATGGAACAATTACCTCATTTGTTTTATAATCTTCAATTTGATAATATGAAGATGTTGGTAAATATTTTGACTGGTCGTATGCAAATGTAGTTCCAAAAGATTTAGAAGGATAAATATCTCTACCTTTTACTCTTATTTTTGTTTTAGTATTTTCAAAATATTCTTTTTGTAAATTGGTTACAACTACTTTTGAATTTTCTAATGGGTCAGAACTAATTGAACCGGTTATACCCATTAAGGAGCCTGTATTGAATACACTATCATCCCACACTAATTCTAATTTTGGTTGATAAATTGTATTTGTTTCTTTTGAAAAGAATTTAAGAACGCCATAATCTAATGTATTTTCTTCATTTTCTAAACTATGGTGGATAACAAAACCATTATTTGGCAATGAACCACTCAACCAAAGATTTACAATTTCACTCACATCAATTCTAATATCATCCGGTTCATTATTGAATGATTGTGATGCAGAACCACTTAAATACCAAGTACCACCTTCCGCATTGGCTGAACCTGTTGTTCCTGCTCCATAATAAGCAGTTCCACCGATGGTATTATCTTGCCAACTATTAACACCATCTCTATATTTCCAACTAATACCATCGGTTGTTATATTATCAAATTTTGTACCAGTTCCCATTGACCAACTTTGAGAAACTGCGTTGGCATAAATTGTATATTCTAATGGTATTTCTGATGCGTTTGCAGATTTAAGAACTAAAAATGTATTCCAACTTCCTGTTCCAATATTTTGTATATCAGATTTTAATGAACCAGTATTAAACTTTATAAAAGTTCTAGCAATATCCTTTGTAGAACCATAGTAAAGTTTACCTACTTCCAATATCTCATCTCTACCTGCATTTTGTTCAGGTTGTTGTAGATATACACTTGCGTCGTATGATGATGTAAAAAATTTATGCATATTATAAAGCTCTTCCTTTTATATCTTTGTTAGGGAATCTTACTTCGAAAACACAAGGGTCTAAAGATGGATAAATAATTTTACCTTTAGTCGCCTCATTTATATTATATTTGTTTGGAGAATATCCATTTCCACCATCACCACATATATTATATACTCTAACGGATGGTACACTCATAACTCCTTCTACATTTGCTAATATTAATTCAATTTCAGAAATATTGATTGGTTTATTAAATGTCCAATTATCTATATTAAAATAGTTTTGCAATTCCGATAAACATGCTGCCAAAACTTCCGTTTTATTATAGTTTGAATATGTTACTATTTCAAAATCAACACCAATATTAACAATAAATCCATCTATAATATTAACCGCATCTGTAAGTACTCTATATTCTCCTAAATAAGTTTTAAGATTTTCTCTTACTGCTGGATTTATTGTTGTTAATTTTTTATCTGAATTATATCCTAAAACGTACATATTGATTGCAAACGGATTATTAACTTCTGCAACATTTCCTCTTTTTTGAGTTAAATATTTAACTAATTCTTTTTGCATATCCACTTTGGATAAATCTTTTATAGAATCTACTAAATTTGTAAATTCTTGTAAATTTTTTGGATTAGCTAATATACTAGCAGGAGAATTATTATCTATTTCACCATCAGCTGATACATATACCTTTGCAACACTACCATATTTTGTAGGCATAGATAAAGCACGAACAATATAATCTTGTTTAGTTACTGCTCTATTTTGAGAACCAAACATTGCTAATGCATTTTGTCTAATTTCTTCAACCGATTCCGCATCTCTACCACCAATTGCAGGTTCTAAATTTGTTACCGCCATTGTTTCTTTACCTGCCTGATATCCGGCTAATATATCATTATCTATTGATAATAAATCTTCGTTATATTCAATTTTATTTATTAATGTCAATTCTTCTGAATTTACATTAGATTCAATTCCACCACCCACTAAATATTTTATTGTTAAAGATTTACCAGCTGGTGCAATACCAAATGTGTTTGTTTTTAAAAAATTTGATGGGTCAATTCCTTCATTTAATCTACTTACGGAATTTGCTAATCCTAATCCAATGTTTTTTGTATTTGGTAAAATAACATCATCACTTAAATTTACATCTCCACTTCCAAATTGTAAATCAATAGTATTATCGGAATTTACTTTTACTGAAAATCTTCTTGGAACTTTTTTAACTTCCAATATGTATGGTACACCAGATGAATACTCTGATAAATTACTATTTGATGCAGTATTTTCTTTTTCTACAAAAATACTTTCCTGTGCTAAATAAGGTACTTCAAAGTATTCATTATTATCTTCATCTTTTACGGAAACAATAGATATAATATTTGTATCACTCAATGTTATAGATGGATATTCTATATCATTTGATGGTATAGTTAAAACAACTTCTTTTTGATTTGCCGATATTGCTTTTACCTTTTTTGTTACCACATATGATATAGGAAGTCCATTATTGTTTCTTTCGTAAACATCAATTTCTCTATTTAAATCCGATGCAAAATCAATCTCATCGCTAGTTCTAAATATTATACCACCATTGGTTGTGGCTTCCATACCTTCTTTTATTTTTAAATAATATCTGCTGTCAGGAATAGGATTAACCGCATTTTCTACTGCAGGAACTACTTGATAAACTGTTAGGTTTGTAATTGCCGGCGATGTTACTTTTGGTTTATATCCTAAAGATTGTGCTATTGATAATATATTTTTCCTTTCTGTTGCATGGTTTAACAATGATTCCTTTAATTGAATATCTTGATAAAAAGAAAGTACATCACCTATGTAAGATGCCATTTCAACAAATACCATACCAGGAGAAGCTTCGCTAAAATCCGAATATGTATTTGGAAAATATGTTTTTGTAAAATCAATAAGATTTTCTTTTAATGTTGAAAAATCCTTTCCAACATAATTTATGTCTCGTTGATTATTTGACCAATTTTTATTTAAAGTTTTTAATGCCATTTAATTATATTATTGTTTTACAATTACACTTATGTTATCTCTCATTTTGGGATTTGATATTAAAGAAAATGTCATTTCTAATGATATGGTATTTCTATCAATATCTTCCGATTCATAATCGAATATTATTTCATCTATATTAATATTTGGCATCCATTCCGAAACAGCATCATTGATACTTTTTTCTATTTTTGAATCTATTATATCTTTGTCTATTTGTTCAAAGATTAATTTCCAAATATCACAACCAAATTCAGGTTGCATAACTCTTTCTCCCTTTCTTGTTAAAATAAGATTTATTAAATTATTTTTTGCTTGAGATAATGTTGTATAATTTACCGCAAAAATACCATTAGAATTGGATGTGGTATTTATACCTATACCCAAAACTTTATAGTTATTTTCTTTTAAATCGGCTACATTAACTTTACCTATCTCTATTGCCATCTTATCTTAATCCTTTTTCTTTTTCTTGTTTAGTAAATACCTTTGTCAAATCCGTATAATTTCTATTTAATGCTTTTTGTAAAGCATCTAATCCCGCATTTCCTGTTTGTGGGATTTGTTGAGGTGTTTGTTGTGTTCTGTAATCCATAGTTTCCCAACCTTCTTCATCATATTGTTCAGGTTGCATCATATCCAATACCGAACTCTCATCCATCATTCCACCTTCTGCTCTATGTGCAGCTGTAAATGGAGTTGTCATACTCAATACCTCATTCAATGCCGGGTTTTTTGTATATTCCTTAATTTGAACTGGTCTTTGTTGTTGAATAGGTGCTACCTTTTTAATCGGAGTTGCCCACTCATTAACTTCACTCAATTCTTTTAATGATGTTGGTTGTCTTCTTTCTTTGTTCAATGTAACTGCACCGGATTTAATCAATTTAGCTAATTCTTCCTTAACTTGTTGTTTAACTTCGTTTTTTACAACTTCTTTAATTAATCCGACTAATAATTTCGAATCCATAATAATTGTTTTTAATAAATATTGAAAGTTTTAATTTACTCTATACTACCAGTTTGACTAGTAGAATTGTTTATTTTTTTTCTATTTTCGGCCAGGGTAATGGCTGTATTAATTGTTTGTTGTAGTAATGGTATACCGATACCGGCCGTTGCCGGTATTGTTGTATTTATAACAGTTTGATTTGTAACATTTGATGTTGATACATTATTTCTTACATTTGTAGATGTTGTTTGAGTATTGGTATTATTTGCAGATACTTCATTTGTTACATTTGAAGATGATTCGGCTTCTAATTTATTCAATGCTTCCGCTGCCTGTGCCATTGCCTCACTATCTCCTTCCATAATTGCCTGTAAAGCCGCTCTTATTTCTGGTTGTGGTGTTTGTCCTGCAAAAATTAAATCTAATTGTTTAGATATTTGTCTTTTTGATTTTTTTTTCTTATCACCGGCATTTAATAAATTAGCAACGGCAACTAAAGCTGCAAGTGTTGCTGCAGCGCCTGCTCCCCAAGCTAACCCCTTTCCCAAAGATTTAACCAATGATTTAAAATCAAAAGATGAAAGTGGATTACCTGAAAATGGATTAACAAAATAACCAACCCATGGAAGCATTCCCGGTGCCGGCGGTGCTGGTGGTGGATATTGACAATTACAACTAAAAAATCCACCCACTGTCAACAAATGAACCGATGCTGATAATATAAAATTTAATAAAAAAGGGCCGTTACTACCAGATGGACCTACTGAAATTGGTGTCCATACTCCTGGAGATAAATTCAAAGCAGTTATTGTATTTATGTTTTTTAAAGAACCAATACATGGTATATTTGGAGAGGGAAATTTTTTTAAAGTTGCACCTGTCCAATATGCTTGAACAGCCGGTCCTATATCTCTTAATAAATTTCCTTTTTTATTTTTTTGAGTAGACATTAAAAGATTTGTTAAAATTAATGCCATTAATTTTTTATTACCAGATTCTATTGGTACTCCACCAATTAACGTTTTTCCGTTTTTAATTATTTTATCATATTCATCGGTGATAACATTTGCAAACCACCATGCATCGGCAGCATTTATGATAAATCCCAATCCGACTTTTTTTCCGATGGCCTTTTGTGCATTCTTTTTTATTTGAAATGTACGCTCTAATTGCTTATTAGTTACATTGACATAAAAATCAGTCCAACTATTTGATGCTCCTGTGGATGGTAATTTCAAATTTTGTAAAGAGAAAGCCATTAGTTTTTACTTAAATAATTTTTAGCAGATAAGATGGTTTTCAATTTTGATTTTATTCCATTAAACTCCGATTGATTTTCTGGAGCTACTTTTGATGGTCCGGCCGGCGTTAAATAAAATTGTGCATTTATAGCATCTATTAATTCTTCTAATATTTTAACCAATTCACCACCCAATACCATTTTCTGAACTGCAGCTCCTGCATCCCCTGCACCTGAATTTTTTCCTAAATATATTGTTCCGTTATCGGAGTTTAAAAATATTTGATTTGCACCTTCGGAATGGATTGTTATATTTTGTTTATTATGTATATAGACTTCTTTTTCTGCATCAATTGAATAATTACCATCCGTAATTACTCCCGTATTTCCTTTACCAAATATAATAAACTCACTAGCTTTAGCAGATAATATTATTCTATCAGAATTTACAAATAATTGGTCACCTTTTAATTTATCCGATGATGGAAATTCTTTAAAACCTACTTTTTGTTTTTTTATAGTTTCTTTAAATGGAACTTTGACTTTATTTGATGTTAAATAAATTGATGTACCATCTTTATTAATATCTTCTTCAACCAAAGTACCAATTGATTTGGAATCTAATTCAGGGTTTTGTTTATTACGAATGAATATTGATGGTGATGTTGTTTTACCATCTTCTGTTAAAAAAAATTCTGAAAATCTTATTGTATTGCCAACTCTACCACTTAAAATAGTATCGCCTTCATTTGGTTTAATAAATTTTATTTTTTCTTGTACGTTGTATTCTTCTTTTTTATCTTGTTTAGAATTTGGTGAAGAATTTGTTGTACCTGTTTTTTTTACATTTTCATATGATTGAGAAGAACTTTTTTTATTATTTTCTTCAAGACTTTTATCGGTTGTTACTTTTTTTGTTTTGTAATCAACACGGTAGTTCGGATATTGTGTAACGGTATATGGTAAATATAAATACTCATTTTTATTAACTACTAAAATAATAACTGTTTCACCAACAATTGGAAAAGTAAAATTATTTTTATCAATCGGATATGCATAGTGAATATCCTTTTGTGTATCTTGTGAGGCAAAAAGTATTGCACCATAAAATCTTGCATCTTTTTCTGAAAAATTACTATTTTTATTATGAATAACAACAGTATCTTCTTCTTTTTTTAATTCTAAAAAATCGCTTTCAGTTTTTAATACTTTAGTTACAGTTGCAAAAAAGGAAGTTACATCCTTTTGTATTTCTTTAGAGGATACATCATAATCTTTGTATTCTCCCACTTTAGTGTTAATTCCAATTGGCATTATTTTATCTTTTTACTGATTTCTTCTATTTCAATTTCGATATCCGTAATTCTTTCTTTGTTTTTTGCATCAACTTCTTCAACCGCTTCTTCTAATTGAGAAAACAATTGTGCTTTTTCGTGTTCACTTAACCAACCATCTTCACCAATACCTTTAGCTTCTGCGGCCGCAAGTCTTTGTGCGATAGTTGCCATTTTAATAAGATGTTCATCGTTTTTAACCGATACCTCAATTAAATCTTTTATGATTGGAGCTATAACCGTTGCTTCACCAACATTCTTAATTAATTTCCTCAAAGATTCAATCAAATCGGAAATATTTTTCTTTTTGTTTTGTTGGTTTTCGTATATATCTCTAAATAATGATGATAAATTTTTACCATCAAATAGTTGAAATTCTGAACTCATAATATTACATTCTTTACTATATAATTATAAAATTCTTCACTTATTAGTTTATAACCTAATTTGTTTGGGTGTTTACCCGGATTATCTGTATTTTCAAAACAATCCGTTTTTGTTTGTTCCAAATAATCTTTCATAGTGCTATTCATAAAATTCCAATAAATAGATTTATTAATAAGATGTGTAATATCATCCTTTAAATCCAAATCAGAAACCATTTTATCAAAAGCATCTGCCATAATATATTTTATATCATAATATTCAAATAATTTTTGTAAAAATATTATGTAGTTTTGATTAACAATGTTGTAATAATTTTGATTAAACATTTCATTTAAAAAAAACGATTTATATTCGGAAAGAAATAAATCATATGTTGAATTATTACTCTTATATGAATTAGTAAACTTTTCAGGTAGATTTATTAAATGCTTTACGGACCAACTAACCCATTGTTGTCTTGGTAAAAAAGCTGCGTAATCTCTTAAAGAAGAACTCCATAAAATGATAACAAAATCTCCTCTTTTAATTCTACCGTTTGTAACATCATCTATGATTTGATTAAATATAACAGCATTTGGATTTCCACTTTTACCATTGTTAATCCAATTTAATCCTAATTTTTCTCCTAATATTTTTACCCAAGAATGTTGATTTCGATATACAATTAGGTCTTGCTTTTTTAATTTTTTTTCTTCATTTGAATTACAACCTTCACCCTCTGTCCAACTATCCCCATATGCATGTAATATCATTACTTATAAATTATAAAATTATTAATAACCAATATATCCATATCACAATTTAAAAAAGTCCATATAGCTTTTTCTGGATCATTTGTCATTGTATGGTCTTTTAAATTAAATGATGTATTCAATAGAATGGGTGTTCCCGTTAGTTTTTCGAATTCTTTTAGTAATTTATAATAAAGTGGATTTTGTTCTTTTGTAACCGTTTGAATTCTTGCACTATTATCCACATGTGTTACAGAAGGTATTGGTGTTTTGGAAATAACTTCAACAACTTGATTCATATATGGAACATCCTCTTCTGATTTAAAATACTTTGTATAATCTTCTTGTGTTACCGATGGAGCAAATGGTCTAAACATTTCTCTCTTTTTGACAACCTTATTAATTCTATCTCTAATATCTTCTAAATGTGGATTTCCTAATATAGAACGATTACCCAATGCTCTTGCACCAAATTCTGTTCTACCTTGAAACCATCCTACTATTTTTCCTTTTTTTATAAATTTTGCAACAATTTCACATAAACGTTCTTCATCCTGTGCAACCTCAACACATAATTTTTTATTTTGTTTTACTATTTGCCCAACCTTTACATCCCAATCAGGGCCCAAATATGGTGATTGATTATCTCCACCTTTTACTTTTGGATTACCCAATGTTATATGCCAATGATATAAGCATGCACCAATTGCCGAACCTGCATCAGATGGTGCAAATGGAATCCAAACATTTTTGAATGATGTATGTTGTTTAATCTTACCATTTGCAGTTCCATTATATGCACATCCACCACCTAATACTAAATTATCACTACTCCAATTACTATTTACTCTGTTAAGGATAAAATAAAAACATTTTTCGTACCATCTTTGTAGTGCAGCTGCTAAATCTTTATGATGTTGTTCAATTGAATCACCTTTAAAACGAGGAGGAAAACCTATTAAATCAATTAATTTTTGATTAAACATATCCGTTTCAGAAGTTCTGTATGTAAAATATTTTTGATTGATTTCTAATACTTCACCAAGTCTATCGTATTTTTCTATTTTATCAAAAACATATTCATATTTTTCTGAATTTCCGTATGGTGCCAATCCCATTACTTTATACTCACCTTCGTTTGGTTTAAATCCTAAATATGCAGTAAATGCTGAATATACTAATCCCAATGAGTTTGGAAATGTTACTTTGGCCAAATTTTGAAATTTACCATTTTTACAAAGAGTTGCTAATATGGTTTCTTCTTCACCAACACCATCTACCGAAACTCCTATAGCGGAATCAAACGGTGATGTATAAAATGAAAATGCTAAATGAGAAAGATGATGTTTTGTATATGTTATTATACCTTCATATCCAATAGACCATAATAAAGGTTTCAATGCACCCTCATCCATATTCCATCTTTCCTTAAATTTTTTCCATTGTTTTGGATATCTAAATCCATTCCACTTACCAACGGTTTTTTTAACTCTATCAAACTTTAATTGAGGGTTCTCATACCAACAAACCATATCAACTTCATCAATTGTGATTTGTGCATAATTTAAAACCCATTGGATTGCCTTAAACGGAAAAGAACTATCATGCTTTACGCCGGATAGTTTCTCTTCTTCGATTGCTGCTATAACTTTACCATCAATTACCAATGCTGCTGCGGAATCATGGTAGAATCCTGATAAACCTAATTGTATCATAGTTAAATTTTTATATCACCTTCTTTATCAAATTCGTTATATAATTCCATTTGTCTTTCTTTCATTTTATTGACAACCTTTGTTATATAATGTGTAGGATGGCCCGTCATTTCTCTAATAAGTAGATAAAGTGATTTTTTATTAAAATTTTCAATATATTCTGCTCTGCGGAATAATTCTAATACAGCATCTGCTATTTGCATATCTCTTTTTTTAGGAAAGAAATTTTCTAAATGAGCATCCCAATATTGTAACATTCTAACATTAAATGTTCTATGTTCATCATTACGAACTTCTTCTCTAAAATTATTTTCAGTATCCCAACTTTCCGGTAATGCAGACATTATATCCGTATCTTTGTAACGTTTATAATTTGCATTATTATTTAAAATTAAATAGTTTCTTGCAACAATGGTAAAATACGAAAATGCTTTACCCTTACCATTTTTGTACATATGAATTTTCTCAATCATAAATGCAACCACTTCTGCCATCACATCTTGTGGGTCATCATCAAAATAAGTAAATTTCCATTTGTTATATACAATCTCCGCTAATTTCTTAAATGCTGAATCAATTCTTTCTCTATATATTTTATCTTTAGTGAATTGGTCGCTTGTTAGATTGTATTCTATTATTGCATCTTCGGTATCTTTTGTAAAATATTGTCTATTAGGTCCTCTTTTTCTAGGCATTATTGTTGGTTTTTAAATTTTTCAATAGTTTCTTTTATTTGATAAAATATAGAACCTACTTCATCATCCTTCTCAAACATCTGACGATTATCAATTTGTCTTAATGCCTCCAGTAATGCTTCGTTTCTTGTTGTTTCTTTTTGTATAAAATTTTGATATTCTTCGATAGTATCTTCATATTTTTCTAATTTTTTTAATAAATTAAAAATAACATAAATACATATTCCAATTAATACCAATATCAATCCTAATGCTATTTCCATAATTATACTATTTCATATCCTTTTAAAAAATAATCGTTTGCTTTTTTATATTTTACTTCTACCATTTCACCTTCGGGTGATTTCATTACAACTTTATCATTTCTACCATATGATTGTGGTTTAACAATTGTAGTAGTATACACTCTATCTTTAATTGTAAATCCATCCAAGTGGTCAATTTCATGCTGAACGATTACGGTCATCATTGTTTCTTTTGATATCTGTTCCCTTTGCTTATCTCCTTCTGGATTAATTTCAAATATCAACTCACCTAAATTATCTGTATCAATAACAACTTTACAAGCTCTAATTGTTCGAACTGGTCTTTCAATTGTTCTTGGAATTGATAAACATCCTTCATAAAAAAGAAACCCATCTTTAGATTTTTCTTTAATTACTGGGTTTAATAAAAATAGTTCTTCATCACCGAATTGAATAAGACATGCTCTTTTTTTAATTCCCAATTGTGTTGCTGAAATTCCTAAACCTGGGTATTGTTTCATACCTTCTTCTAATTGCTCTCTCAATTCATCTGATTCTTTTTGAGTGATTTCTGTTTTAGGACACGGTGTCTTTAGATATTCTCTAAATTCTTTTGTTTCAAATCCTTTACTGTTTTTGTCAATAATTAATTTCATTTTTGTTTTTTTAATCCGTATTTTATAAATTTATACCAAATTCTTTCATGTAGAAAGTAAATTATTGGTTTTATTACCAACTCTCCCAATCCAACCATTCCGGCCCACTTTAAAGGCAATCCTGCGGCAACTGTGAGTATGATTGTAGTTATAGTTCCTATAAATCTATAACTAATACTTTTTACTATGTGTCTTTTAATTAGCGGCATATTCTATAATTTCTCCATCGGTATCCATATACCCTTGTCTAATTTTTGTTCCACTAATTAATTCTATATCAGCTGGTGGTGGGTGGTTAATTACTTCATATCCCACACCTCTACCATAGTTTACACTCTCAATATCCGGAATAATGGAAATCATAATCTTATCGGAATTTTCAATAAAGAATTTTTCTTTTGATAAATCCATAAGGACTTGATGTGCCGTTTTTGGGTTGTTTTCATCAATTTGCACGTCTCTAATAGCTACCCATACATTTTTTCCTTTATCTAATTGCTGTCTAATTAACCATTCGTGTCCGGCGTGCCACGTTTGCCATCTTCCGATGTATAATGCGTATTTTTTCATATTATATAAATTTTAATATTGATAATTCTTTTGCTTTTGCTTCAACCATAATATCTACATCCAATCCGTAAGTATTTGGAAGAGAATTAATATAATCGGAATGAGCTTGCGGTTTTAGTTTTGAATTATTTTCGTGCAATGCTTTACTTTCGGAATAATGTACTTCTTGTCCGATATCTTTTGGCCAGGTTGTTGCTGCAAGTTTAAGTGCTTGCTCTTCTGTCAAATCACCTGTACAAAATTGGTGATGATGATAATCAAATACAATTGGAATACCTGTTTCTTTGTGAATATACATTAAATCTTTAACCGAATACATTGTAGCCTTATCATCATTTTCGATTGTAAGCCTCTTTTTAACCGAATTAGAACACCTTTTGAAATTTTTGATAAATCTATCCATTGCGGACTTTTTATCCCCATAAACACCATTACAATGAATATTAATGTTATTGAAAGGTGATTTCTCTAACCCCATCATATCAAATATCTTACCATGTAGTTCCAAATCAGCGATTGAGTTTAATACAACCTCTTCTTTTGGTGAAGTTAGTACACAAAACGGACCAGGATGAGAATTTATACGCATATTATGAAATTTAGCAAAATCACCTGCTTTTTTCAGTTCTGCTTTGATTTCTTTGTAATCTTTTAGTTGAGTTAAATCAATATGGTCACCCCAAGGAATAATAGCAGATGATAACCGAAAGAATTTAATTCCGTTCATTCTATTCCACTCTAAAATTTTGATAATATCCGATGCATTTTTAAGTGCAAGTTCGGAAACATAATCCAATCCTTTAGTATGAAAGGTTTTTTTAACCATAGCACGATTTGTACTTACGTGCTTACCCATTGTCATATTAATACATGCATATCCTATCTTCATAGATACTAATATACGAAAAATAACTTAAAATACCAAAATATTAGTAAGTTTTGATATTTTCTTCTTCGTTTCTAATTTTTGCTAAGTCTCTGACAGTTCCACCTTTATTAGACATCCAATAATTTACTGCCTTTGGATTATTTATCCATAATTTTCTATTATTCCACGGAAATTCTGGATGCATATACTCTTCCCATTTTAGTTCAGATATTTCTGCCTTTTCTTTTGAAATATTTTCCATTATAACCGGAGTTTCTTCTTGAATTGGTAAATTTTTTCCACTATCTTCGGTATTTTGTGGAATATTTTCCACTATATCTTCTTTTGTATCCCCATATACCTCATATAAACCTAATTTTTGGTCATTTTCCATCATTTCAATTAAGGCTTCCTTTTGTTTTCGTTTTTTATCCGAAACTAAACCATTGAAAGCAATAATTAACGCTACGGCCAATGGGTCAAACACAATTACAATCAAAAATATGAAAAATTTTACTACTTTTTTTAATTCTACTCCAAAAGCCTCTGCTACAAATCGGAATCCACCGACTTCTTTCTCCAAATCTAAATTGGCAAGTTTAATTTCATTAATTTTTTCTGTGTTTTTAGCATTTTCCGTTTGTAAACCTTCAATTTTTTTGTTAATTTGCGCAGTCTGACGGTCTTTACTGTCAATACTACGCAGTAAACGAGAATTTACTTTACCTTTATCTAAAATTTGCGATTGTGTCTGCGATAAACCACCCAATTGTTGGTTTAGTTGTGTAATTTGGGCGGTATTTTGGTCAATTTTTGTTTGATAAACAGCAATTTCTCTATCAACTACTTGTAATTTTAGTGATTGAGCCTGAAATGCATTAGAAAGATATCCAAAGATGCCGGCGGATGTGATTAACATCAATAATGCAACTGCAGATGTTAGATACCATTTATTAAATCCACCAATTTCATCCCATTTTTGTTTTAAATAAGTTGCAGCTACTAATTTTGCTAATTCCAAAGAGGAAGCCATTATCATTACCGATATGGAAGCGCCAGCAAATAAAACACCCAATCCTGTTACAGAGAAATATGCCGCACAACCAGCGATAATTAGTGCGGAAAGTCCGACTAAAATCTTAAGCCAATTCATTATCTATTGATTCTTACTAATTCGGATACTCTTTCTACAATCTTTTGAGCATCATCAATTGTTTGATTAACATCAGATGGTGATAATTGTTGTGCACCATTTGCTACATTCTTTAAAATGCGTAATTTTCCAGTTAAGGATTCTAAAAGCATTTCTATTTTTTCATTGTATATCATACTAATAAATATTTTTTAAATAAAAAAAGGGTAAAGTTATTACACCTTACCCTTTTAATTTACGAAAAATAACTGAATTAACCAACTTTTAAGGTTAATTTTTTAGGTTTGGACTCTTCTTTTCTTTCCACAGTAATTGATAAAATTCCGTTTTTGATTTCGGCTTTTGCATTTCTACCATCCAAATCTTTACCCAATGTGATGGTTTCATTAATATTACCCACTAATTGATTGAATGCTGTTTTATCTTCACCCTTTTTAGCTTTTATTTCAATCTTATCTTCATAACAATTGATTTCAATATTTTTAGGGTCATGTCCTAATACTGCTAACGCAATGTAGGCTTTATCATCAACAATATCTACTGCAAATTTAGAAGGTACAAATGTTGTTGAATTGTTTTTCCAAATAGGAGAATCAATTTCGAATAAAGTATCAAATACTTTGTCAAAATTTGTGTAATACATAGTTTTTAATTTTTTTAGTTAATAATACTGAATATAATTCAAATACTATACCAAAGTATTTTTATTGACAAAATGTCATTATAATATGTTATCTTGTCTTTCAATGATTGTAGACATATGGTCGGCCCAATGCATAATAAATTGTAACTTATAAACTAATTGTTTCTTTAAGTCGTGACCGGCTAAATACTTTTGATTATCTTCATCGTACATACCATCAGTAAGTTTAATAGCAAAATATTCTTTTTCATTATACTGAATACCATATTGATTAAGAGTAAAAAAAGTTCTATCAGTTAAAGACATATATGGTATCTTTTCATTACGAACAAACAAAGTTCCGTATTTCTTTTGAGACCATTCTTCCTGATTTGGTAAATAATGTAATTCACCTTTAATACCTAATTTACCTAAATCGTGGTGTAAACAACTGAATACCAATTCTTCTTCTGTAAAATCTATTATACCACCTTGTGCAACAAACAAATCTCTCATTTTAAGAGCATTTTTTGTTACATTAAAAATGTGGTCAATATATCCACCTACATATGCATTATGATAATGTTTTGAACCAGATGCGGCCGATAGAGTAAGGTTGATTCCTAATTCTTCTTCGGAATACATATGAAGTAATTTCTCCAATCTTTCACCTTTAAAATACTTTTTGATAACTGCGATGAACTTATCGTAATTCGCTCTTAATTCTTGTTCTGTCTTTTGTTTCATACTTTTAGAGTTTAATTGTTTACAATACTCTAATATACGAAAAATATTTTAATTTATCAAATTTATATTAAAGAAAATTGAGAATTTTTTTTGGAAAACCAAACTATAAGTACATCTCTAATACCTGTTAGAATTGGTTTAACTTCATGTAAATCTTTTCCACCATTAAAAACAACATATTCACCATTTTTGTTTAAATCTATCTTTTCATCATTTATATACATATCCCCACCGGTAAACTCATCTGATAGGATTAAGCTTATTGTTTTGTGCGTAGTAAATCTATCTTTATGTGCCCTTGCATAACCAGAAACCCCATATAATAATCTATGAATCATATATAAGTTCTCTAATGGTTCTTCAAATTTTTCACAAATGAATTCATTCAAATTTTTGTTTTGTAAAGAATAAATAAATGATTTTTCAGTAAACAAAGATACACCCTCATCTTTTTTATTTATAGTAGTATAATATAATTGTGGGTGTGCGGACTTTACATATTTTAATTCTTCTTCATTTAAAATATTAGTATTTTTTAATTCTTGTATTAAAAAATTAAATTCATCCGTTATCAATTTCATATAATTGTATTTACTTTATTTTGAAATTCTACAATTTGTTCATCTATATTTAATAAACTATAAATTTTTTTATAAAATTCATAACAACCTCTCCAACCAGGATGCCAATCCATTGGGTCTCCACCTTCATCTGCTATGGATGTTACTTTTATTAATTCAACAAAATCCGAAGTCATTTTATAAAAATCATCACTCCATGTTACAAATATGGGATTATATTCTTTATAAAACATTTTCAGTTTTTTAATAAAAAGTATTTCATTATTTCTATTTCCACTTAACCAATGTTCTGTTTCTGATACTCTTAATTCTAAAAGTTTTTTTGCAAATGATTTATCTTTATACCATTCCCAATTTAAATATTTTATATTGTGATTGGTTTCTCTTTCTCCAAAATATCTTCTTGGAAATCTACCAGGAGCTGTAAATACTATTACTATTCTATCTCCTTCTTTATAATCTTTAATTTGACCTGTTTGATATATTATAGAATGATTATCGGAACCATATTTACCCAATTTAACAATATTATAATGATTTGCTAAATAGTCTGCCCAATGTGTTTCTGGTAAATCCCAATCAACGAAACTATCACCACATATATAAAGATTTGGTTTCATTATAATATTGATTTTTTTATTTCTATCAAATCATACATATTATGAAAAACATAAGGATTTGTGGCTACCTTTTTAAATTCATCTAAAAATAAAGAATGTTCTGAATGCGATACATTCCCCACATCAATTATTTTAAATGTTTCATCCGAAAATGTTCCCCAATTAGTTATTCTTCCAAAAAATACTTTTGTTTTGTTACCAAATATAGAAGTAATTAATCTTAAAAATTCAGACATTTCCATATAATTAGATTGCTGCACTACGAATGAACACTTTACATTCTGTATGCTTTTTATAGTTGAAATAAAATTCAGATTAGATATTAAATTATCCCAATTACCACCCAATCTTGTTATATTTTCGTATGTAAATTTTGAACCAGCATCAATACTTATTTCACAACTTTTAACAAATTTATGTACATTTGGCATTGAATCCCACATTTCTTTATTCCACAAACTGGCATTTGTGTGTAAATGTATTGATTTTAAATTTGGATATTTTTTAGGATTGAATTTTTTTAAAAAATTTCTATATGAAACGGAAGCAAATGGGTCTGCGGTTCCTGAACAATATATCATTTCTATATCTTTTGAATATAAAGATTCCATTTCTTTAATTGTAATATTTATTTTTTCTATTTTATCACTATTAGCAACAATCATTTCTATTCTACAAGATGGACATTTATAATTACATGTCCTATCGAAACTCATATGTATTGTTTTTGGGCCTTGATACATTTCTCCTGTTTCAAAATTGTAACTATCAAAGAAATTTGATTCTACTTTGGAATGATGTTTTATTGGACC